CCAGTGCGGCAGCTGCATCTTCGCAGCTCGCTCGCACCGTTCCATCGATTGGTACTCGCCAGCGATCATGTCGCTGCCGCCGATCGTAATCACCAGCAGCCACGTCGCCAGCGCCTCACTCAACGGCGTTGCCGCGGTGCTGCGGATTGGTCAGTGGCATTTCCCTATCGCCTGGGACCATGCCCTGGCCATTGCACATTGGACACGTGCTGGTGCTCGCTCCGCCTGGGTTGGGCACACGCCCACGTCCGTTGCAGTCAGAGCACCGGACCATCATTTTCGTCATGCGAGCCATGCGACGCCTCGGCATTTCGATCCTCGACCGGTTCGTAGTCGCGAAATCGCTTGAACCCCCGCGGACGTTTCAGCTGTTCCATCTTGATGCGACCAAGGAACGAAGTCAGCTCTTCGCAGAGCATCGGCAGCATCCAGCTGAGGTCAGCGAGCTGCCTGTCAGACAATTTGCCCACATCAACGACTGAATGCCGCAAACCTGGGCTTCCATCGTCGTTGACGTCGAGAGTGACTAATTCTCGATCAACCATCGGCATACCTTACTGAGTCGGGTAGCGAACGAAACCCCTAATGGTTTCCCGCCTGTCATCAAAAGGTGTTATGAGGAAAGTGGTGGCGCGAGCACCAGCCCGGCACGGGCTGTGATGATCTGGCACCCACGTCGGAGCCAGCGCCGCGCCACCACTTGCATTATCCGATATTACAAGAAAATGACAAATGCCCCTTGCATTCTGCACTAGCAGGTCCAAGGTGTGAGTGGGCGCGAGCACGCATCGATTGATCTGGCTCGATCCACGGTGTGCCGTCATCCCAGCTATTGTCGCGTCGGCGCTTTAGCTCGCGACCCGTTAAAACCGTAAAACGGAGGACACCCACCATGCCGAGAGGCATCTTCGGAAAAAATCCCCATTACGAATTTGGGGATCGCGACCCTGTGTTCGACCATATGGCGAATGTGCTGAAAGCCAGCGGCGACACCATCACGCAAGCAGCTCACCGCTGCCATATGTCGCCGAGCACGTTCTACAACTGGTTCGTCAGCCACAGCACGACGAGCCCGCGTCACGACAGCATACAGATTTTCTATCGCGCCTACGGCCTCGAATACGGCAGTAAATCCAATCTGCGCGTGGTCGTCAGCACTGCGAAGAAAGTCGGCAAGCAGAAAGCTGCATGAGGCGACAACGCCCGCATTACGAGGTGCGGGTAGACAAAGACGACGCCAAGCAACCCTTTCACGTTGTCTCCGTGTCTCCGTATCATCGTACGGCGCGCGTGGTCGCGAGATATTCCGATCACGCGCATGCCACCACCCTGAACGATCGCCTCAACGCGCTGCTGCGCGATGCCGCTACGTGGCGCGACGCAAGGAGACGAACATGAGCGACCCAAGCAGAGCGGAATTCTCAGTCGCCGTCTGGTATGGCGAGCACTGGTTCTACGCCGGCCGCGCGCTCAGCGGCGGCGACGCTGTCCGCATGGCAAAACGTTGGACCGATCGAGCTGGCAGGCAACCGGCAATCTCTCAGGTGCTGGTTGCCGACGGCGGTGACGATACCGTTTTCATGTGGCGGCGAGGGGAAGGAATAATCTGGCCGGAGGATGTTCCCAATGCTCACCGCTGATGAAGTTCACTTGGTGATGGAAGACATCCAGCGGCTGGTGAAAGCTGGCCGCGTAGTCGAAGCAGGATGGCGTGCCACCAGCGCCCACATCCTCGATGACGCCTCGGATGGTGAAATCCAAGTCATGCGGCTGATGTACTTCAACGGCGCGCAGCATATGTTTTCGATCATGATGCGGGCGCTCGATCGGCCGGACTGCGACAGGCGAGTGCAGCGGATCGAGCAAGAGCTAGAAGCTTTCATAAAGGAGGCCAATGAGCGGGCCGATGGCATCCGGCAGCAGAACCGGAAAACGACCAACTAATAAGGCGCCCCAGGGTCGCGATCACCAGCCGGCGTGTTGACGGGGTAGAGCATCTTGCCCTACTCTGCGAGCCCATGATGACAAGCAATCAACTACGCGGGCTGATCGACCGGCTTGGTCAGACGCAAATCGGCCTCGCCGCCCTGCTGGGCGTCCACGACGTGACCATGCGGCGCTGGTGTCGCTATGGCGTCGATGGCCTGCCGGCGATCGTGCTGAAGCTGCTCGCCAACGGCAAGATCAAGCTGCGCGACATCGAGGTCTGCAGGGATTGAGGGGCCCACAAGGCGTGGGCGACGTCCCGATTGCGGGCCCCTCGAATTTTGCTGTGCGGAAAACGGAGGGTCAACCGGACAGCAAAACCACACCTTCCCAGGCAGAGTTGCGACGGTCTGGAACTTGTCAATGATTTGCCCCCTCGTCAATCGTGAAATCCAAAACCGGTTTTGAATTTGCTGCTTCACGTGAAACCACAACTGGCTGCAGTTTTTGCCGGCGAGAACCACAACCACGGCATCTCAGACGTGCCCGGCCGGAGCGGATGAAACTTCTCCAGCTGGCCAGCGAGCGAGCGTGCGAGCTGGTCGAGCCCACGCCACCATGCCAGATAATCCGCGCGCGCTTCGGCGATCGTGATCGGGCAAGGCTCCCACCGGAGCGGGCAGTACGAGCCGGTGCTGTACCAATTCCGGCCCTTGCACTCACCGACCAGCTTGTGGTTTGGACCGCGGTCAGACGGCACCGGTTGAGGTCGAGGCATTTCGCTGTGACCGCCTGGGCGCGTGCCGGCGTTGCCGTGCATCGTCACCAGCGCCGACGTGCGCAAGCTCCGCACGAGGATGACTTGACGCGGACGACCGAGCTGCAGCGTGATCTTCCGTCCCGAGCGCGCCGTCCAACCCACCGTCGTCATATCGCGCAATCGCTCAGGCGTGGCCGCTGGTGCGTTATTTTCTTTTCTAGGGTCCACCAGTGCCAGCAGCTCGTCCAACACGCTCAGCGCCTCTGCCTCCCAGTCTATGACGGCATCTGGCAGCTGGGCGACCGCCTTCTCGATCACGAGTGCATCGCGATGCGGAACACCGTGATCGTAGCGTTGAGGCCCGCGGGTTCCCAGGTCCACGGCAGCACCGAGCAGCTGCCAATCGGTGAGCTGCGCCCACACGCCCTCGGCCGAGCTGGTGACCCGCTTGCTCAGCTCTTCGCGAAACGTCCAGCGCACCAACTGCTCGATGTCTATGCCCTGCTTCACGACGGCCTCATCGCATTGCCCTGGTCGAGCGTCTCGAACCGCTTGCTGGTGCGATCGAGGCGCATACGCACCTTGCCACGCTCGCCCGTCTCCGGCGACAGCCGCACCTTCGCCACCCGCACCTCGACCATGCCGATATCGTCCATGCGCTCGATCACGATGCCGTGGTCCGGCTTGTTGTACCAGTGCGCGCTGCCATCGATGTCGTACAGGCTGAGCTGCCGCAGCTTGCCATCCCGCTGCACCACGTCCTTGGTTGGGTGTGCCACTACGATCACCACGACACCGTGCTGCTGCCCGAAGCGCTTGAGCATGCGGATAGCGCGGCCCTGATACTCGGCCAGCGTCTCGTGCTTGCCGCGCGCATGCTCCAGCTCGTTCCAGGGATCGATCACCAGCACGCGAATGCCATGGCGCCAGACCGCATCGGTCGCGCGCTCGATCACCCACTCGATCGTATGATCGTCGTCATCGTCGCGCGTGGCAGGGTCGTTGCCGATGAAGCAGATGTTGTCTTGCGTCCAGTGATCGATGTCGTCGCGCTCGCTGTGGCCGCCGCGTATGCAGCGCACGATGTCGCGCAGCGTCGGCACCACCGGCATCTCCGGCGAGAACATCGCCGCGCGCCAGCCATGGCGATCGGCGAGATTGGCGATGAGATTGAGCACGAACGTCGATTTGCCATGCCCCGGCACGCCAGTGATAACGATGAATTCGCCGGCAAACAGCATCAAGTGTTGATCCAGCGTCCACCAGCCGGTGTCGTACGTCTCGAGCCGGCCGGCGAGCGGAAAGTCGCTGAGCTGATACACACCGCGCACCGGATAGGGCTGTGCGGTGTTGAGCACGTGCGTCACCGCCTCGACGCCATGCCGCATGCGCACGTCGTTGAGGTCTTTGCAGCCGGCCGGATACTTGAGAAAAAAACATCGTGCTGCTGTCAGCCGGCTGACCAGATCGGAGGCGAGCTGCCGCCCCGGCGGATCATCGTCGGTCGCGATGATGAAACCGCGCACGCGCTTGAGCTGCTCGCGCGCGTTCCACAGGTACTCGTAGCGGCCGGTGTGATCGTTGCGTGGGTCTTCGATCGCGCCGTTGCCACGCGGCGGCGGCGCACCGTCAAGCACACTCACCGTGAACGGCCAGCCGCAGTCGATTGCGGTCAGCGCGTCGATCTCGCCCTCAGTGATCACCAGCAGCGCGCCGCTGCCGACCAGCGCGGCATCGTTGAGCACGTCGGTGTTCCAGAAAACTTTCTTGCCGCCCTTGCGCTGCCAGAACACCTTCGGCGGCGCCCGGTATTTCTCCGACACTACGATGTTGTTTTCGAAATACGGAAACGCGATCACACGACCGGCGACCGACGGCACCACGCTGCCGCCGTCGCGCCGCTCACCGGTATACACTCCGTACCGCACCGCCGTTTCGATATTGATGGCGCGATCTTCGATGAACTTCATGCCGATCGGACCCAGCGCGTTCATACACGTCACCTCCATGCCAGCCACAGTGATTACAAAACCAGCGCACGCCGACGTCGTCGATCGTGACTGCGAGACATCGCGCTTTCCGGTGATGATGCTTGCGGTGTCCCGAGCAGTGCGGGCACTGCGTGTAGGTCCGGCCGTGATCGATATGGCGCAGCCAGATGCCCTGCTCGTGCAGGATGTCGCTCGCAGTTTTCATAGGCGGGGGTCCAATGTCGGGCGTAGTCGGCCCTGGTTGGTGTTGCGCACCCAATTGCGCCACGTCGCATGCCAGTCGCGCTTGATCGCGCCCGCGCCAGACTTGGCGTTCCAGTAGTCGCGAAATTTTTCGGTCTCGATCGCGAGCCGATCGTAATCGAGGCCATGATCGGCGGCGAAGTTCACGTCGGCTGGATCAGGTTGCCAGTCGGCTGGAATACGTGAGCCCTTGCGGTCGTGACCATTGCTGCGCCGCCTCACCAAATCATCTTTGATTTGGTGAGTATCTCTTATCTGCTCTGCTCTGCTCTGTTCTGGTGCGTTTCGACCTCGCGTTTCAGAAACGTTTCCGGAACGTTTCATGGCGCGATGCTTGATCACCCGATCGGTCGAGCTATCACTCTGAAATTGCCGCTCTTTCCAATTGTGCAGCTCCCAGCCGCCGCCCTCCAGCGGATCGAGAAGATGGGCCCTAACCAGTCGATCAACGGTCGCCGTAGCATGGTCTAGCCTATGCCCGAGCCAAGCTGCAGCACCCTCATAAGAGGGTACATAGCCGCCTGTTGAGCAGGCCAATGAGCCCAGCCGATGCCACGCTCGATAGTCCTTGTCGGACAGCGCCATCAACTTGGGATCGTGGGCGCTTTCGACCCAGTTCCGCCACCAGCTGCGGCCCCTCATTGCCACGTCTCCGGATGGCGAACGTATTTCGAAAATTCATTTTCCTCACCATCCATAGCCGCCTCGATTTTTCGGATGGCCTCGCCGGGTGGTAGCGACCACCACAACGGATCGTTGGTGAGATCGGCGCTGATCAGCACGTAATGATCGCCGACCTCATCATCGTAGAACCACTGTTTCTTCCTACCGCCAGCCATATTCGCCTCCGCGGAGCTGGAGTTGGCGCGCAGATGGGTCGCTGCGCTGGGCGATGGCGAGGTGGCGCGGGCAGTAGCGGTCGCCGGCCACGGTCACAGCGCCGCAGTAGAAAAAGTTCCGGTCCTGCGGATCACCGATCGGCCAGCGACAGGTTGTCCCGTTGAGTTCCATTATTCCGCATGCTTTGCCGAAGCTGGTTCCTGCCGTGACGCTAGGCGGCGGCAGTGGAACTTCCTTCGGCGCTTCTGGCGGTGGCCGATGCAGTCGCTTGCGCACTGGCTTGCGCGGCGGCGGCGGTCGCCAGTGCAACCTCATGCCGATGCGCGCCACCCGGCTGATCACCGCGGAGCGGGAAATGATTGTCTGGAACTTGTCAGTCAGTGCTTTGGAAATCTGTCCGCCGGAGAACCCTCGATTCACGAGTTCCCGCAGCTCCGCAGTCCATGGCTCTGGCCAAAGTGTCTTGCCCACGTTGCCGCCCTCAACAGCACGCACACAAGCAGCCCGCGGCACCGAAGTGCCGCGGGAGCTGCAGCCATCAGGCGACGATCGAGAAGTCCTGAGGGTTGAGCTTCACGCCCCTCTTGCGCGCGAGGCGCAGCAGGGCCGCGTGATGCTTGTAGGGGATGTAGCCGCCGGTGCCCTTGAGCTTCTTCTCGCTCTGCCAGCGATACGGAGCGCTGGTGCAGACACCAGACGACTCGGCGACCACTTCGGCGCCGCCGAGCATTCTGATGATGGTTGCCGCCGGCTCACACAGTCGCCCCGCCGGCGGTCGTCCCATTCGCTTAGCTGGTCGTCGTCTCCTTTGAGTAGACGGTCCTCGTTTCACAACGATGTTCCTTTTTTTGAACTGACAGGTGTCTTCGCTGTGCCAGACCACGTTGCCCAACTTGTCCGATTTAACGAGTATGTCAACCAGATTACATAGTGGCAAAAATTTCTCATCAGGTTCAACGAGATGTCGGCATGACGAAATTGCCGGCGCGCGCGCTCTCGACTCAGTGGGGTAAGGCTACTTTATTACCTGTGTCAAAACCGGAAAAGTCATAAAGTCACAGAGCTAATAATGACGGGCTTTTGAGATACCCTTTTCCGGAGAAACAGGAAAAGGTTTTCCGGTTTTGCCGGAGTTATAGCACCACAAGCAGTTGACCGATCACTGTGATCGGTTGAAGCATCGCACCGTGAAAACGGAGGTGATGCTACGATGGCAATCCCTGTTGTGGAACAATTCGGCCGGCGCCGGCTGGAGCCGCACACCGGCGAACCGCCGCCGCGGCAGAGCATCATCCCAGCTGAGGAAGAGGCTGCTTCCGCCCTCGCCTTCGTGTCCCGCTTGAACGACGAAGCGCGCCGGCTGCAGTCGGAGAACGCCCGGCTCCGGCAGGAGCTGGCGCTCGCCCACATGCGGGTGTCCGACCTCTCCAAGCAAGTCACCGACCAGCGTTTCTATTTGGAAGCGTACCGTCGCTACAGCGTGGCGGTGCAGACTCATCTGCAGACCGTGGTGGATGCCGCCACCCGCGCCAATCAGGCCGCGCTCGACGTCAGCGAGCCCGGCGCCATGCCGGCCGAGTTGGCCGAGCAAGTCATCGCCGACACCGAAGCTCAGCTGCGCGCCGAAGCCACCGCCGGCTTGTCGGTCGAGAGCATCGCGAAGAAGTACGGCGCCAACAACAGGGAGCCTAATGATGGACATCGGGTGCACGACGATTAGTGGCGCGGCGGAACAGGTAGCAGTGCCGCCGCAGTCGATGCCGGCAGCGTTGCCACTTACGCCGCGGTCCATGCTCGACCGCGCCCTTGAGCGGGGTGCCGGCATCGATGTCGTTGATAAATTGATGGGGCTCTACGAGCGCTGGGAGCAGGAGGAAGCGCGCAAGGCTTTCTATCGCGCCATGGCCCGAGCTTCCGCCGAGCTGCCCGTCATCGGCAAGAGCAAGCAGGTTGGCTTCGATGCCAAGGCCGGCGGGCGCGCTACCAGCTACAAGTACGAAGACCTCGCCGACGTGGTCAGCGCGGTCAAGCCGATCCTGTCCAAGTATGGCCTGACGCACCACTGGCTGACCGACGACGTCACCATTGCTCCCAGCATCATCGTGACCTGCATCATCACGCACGAGGATGGTTACAGTAAGGAAACCTCGCTGAGCGCAGCGCCGGACACCACCGGCAACAAGAACAGCATCCAAGCTAGAACATCGACCGTCACCTATCTGGAACGGACTACGCTGAAGGCGCTGCTGGGATTGGCCGCGGGCGAGGACACCGACGGAGTCACGCCTATCGATACGACGCCGATCAACGCCGATCAGGCGTTGCGGCTCAGCGATAAGATCACAGAAGCTGGCATGACGTTCGAGCGGTTCAAGAAAGTCTACAACATCGAGAAGCTCGCCAGCCTGCCCGCGGCGCTGCTGGACGACGCCTACGAACGCCTCGCCGCATTCAAGATCGAGAAAGCGAAAGCTGAGAAAGCGAAAACGGAGGACCGGAAATGAAGTGCTTCATCTGCAGGGAAGAGATTGAGCCGGTTGGCAGCTGGACGCAGGGCAACAACGCTGCGCCAATCGGCAGCAACGAGCGCTGCTGTAACGAGTGCAACAGCGAGGTGGTGGTGCCGGCGCGGATACTGATCTTCAAGCGTCTCGACAACCTCGCCGCGCTGAAGAAAGCCTCGTAATGGACGAGCAGCACGCCATCGATCGCATCGGCAAGCTCACCGCCAGCATGTTCCATCTGGCGGTGGCGGAGACGAGGACTGGCTGGAGCGCGTCGCGCGAAAAGTATCTCAGCGAGCTGGTGATCGAGCGGTTCAATCGAGTGCCGACCGAGCGCTATCAGTCGCCGGAGATGCGCAGGGGCACCGAGCTGGAGCCCCAGGCGCGCGACGCTTACAGCTTCATGCGCGATGTTGATATCCAGCTCTGCGGTTTCGTCCCGCATCCCACCATCCCGCTGACCGGGTGCTCGCCGGACGGATTGATCGGCGACGATGGCTTGGTGGAATTCAAGTGCCCGTCGAGCCATACCCACATGCGGACGTTGCGCGGCGCCAAGCCGCCGGGCGAATACCTGATGCAGTGCATGT